GGGCCAAGGACAGCCCGCAAGGGGAATTCTTATGCTTCCCCTATCATGATGACCGTATGCAGGTAACAGCCTTTAAGGCTAGGGGTATTTCTGAAAAGAAATTCTTCATGAAGGGCGTATGTGAAACCTATTTCCTCCAACCTCAAATCCTTTCTGATGATGTATTAATTATCACAGAGGGGGAGATAGATGCCCTATCCATAATGGAGGCTGGCTTTAAGGATGTGATGAGCGTTCCAACCGGAGCGCCACAGCGTGTTAATGAAGGCAAGGTTGATGCCCATGAGGATGGGAAGTTTAGGTTTGTGTGGGGGGCTAAGAACCTCTATGAAAAAGCCAAGAAGATAATTCTTTTTACCGACTCAGATATTCCCGGCAAGGCACTGGCTGAAGAATTAGCTAGGCGTATTGGCAAGGGGCGATGCTGGAGCGTTGCGCTTCCTGATGATTGCAAAGATGCCAATGATGTACTCGTTAAGCATGGCGTGGACAAGCTAAAGGAAATTATTAATTCCCCAGTTCCTTGGCCAATCCAAGGCGTTTATGATGCTTCGCATTATGAATTAAAGGTGAAGAATTTATTCAAGTCTGGACCCGGCAAGGGGATGAGTACGGGCTTTAGTAATGTGGATGATTTCTATACCATCGTTCCGGGGCATCTTACCGTGGTCACGGGCGTACCGGGATCGGGAAAGACTGCATTTTTAAATCAATTGATGGTTAATCTAGCCCAATCATTAGATTGGAAGTTTGCCATTCAATCCACTGAGATTGAGCCGCCTGTTCATATCGCCATGCTGTGCGCCATCTACAAAGGATTATCATTCTTTGATTTTCCTGAGGCTCATAATTCCAGAATGAATGAGACTGACCTCGACGAGGCTATGAGGTGGGTCAATGATCACTTCACGTTCTTGGAGAGTGATGGTCCGGCTGACGTTCGCGGCACGATAGAGCGGCTTGAGTTGGCCGTGATGCGCTATGGCTCACGCGGTATCTGTATCGACCCAGCGTCCTATCTGAGGGGCAAGAGCGGTGACGGCATGGACAATGATCAAGTCGGCCACATGCTCGAAGAGTTCAAGAATTTTGCCACGCAATATGAGTGCGCTGTCTGGCTGATTGCCCATCCATATAAGGTTAGGATGCGCGATGATGGTTCATCTCCGGTCCCTAAGGGCTATGAGATTTCCGGATCGGCTCACTGGTACAATCGTCCTGACGTTGGCCTAACCATTCATCGGTCAGCAGACAATCGCTCTATCACTGAGGCGCATGTTTGGAAGATGCGTTATTCTTGGGTGGGCAAGGAAGGAAGATCAGAATTATTCTTTGATCCACCAACTGGGCGATATACCGAGCAGCCTATCGCTCGTCCCGGTAAGATTATTTATTCTGCATATGGCGGTGAGCCATTGGATAAATTTAGTCTGGATGATTTCTTTCCCGGTGACGCCAAGCCAAAGGCCGCACTACCATGGTAAATTTAATTAATCATCCGCCGCATTATAATTCCCACCCATCGGGTGTGGAGGCCATTGAAATTACTGAGCGTCTAGCTTTTTGTCCCGGCAATGCCATTAAATATATTTGGCGAGCAGGAGAGAAAAACAAAGACAAAGAAATTCAAGACCTGCATAAGGCCGTATGGTATTTAAATCGTTGGATTTCTTTAGTTCCGCCTGAGCCATTAATTCCTTTCCCGTGTCAGGATAAGGTGGCTCAATATATAAAATTCGAGTCTAGCTGGAAGGCCATAGCAATATGGCAGATAATTAATCATCAACCCCTTAGTGCCATAAGCACTATTAATTATGAAATTTTAAGGATAGAAAATAATGTCTAACGCACCTACGGCTGAACAATTTACTAAGGGACAATTCCGTGAGGAAGAAACTTCTCCGGTCCTAGGATCGCCAAAGCGATATCGTCGCGTGGATAGCAGCGAATTGGATCGCCTTTTGTTTGCTGATCAAATCACCCCGGACGAGCATTGCACGTTGGAAAAATTCCAAAGCGACTTGCGGTCTGCTGGGATGATCTTTTCTGTGCGTAGTAGCATGGAACCGTCCAGCACACAGGGCGGCTCTCAGTTCATGGCCGATAATGCTTTTATGCGGGTGAAGCGAATCACTGAGCAGATGGAAATCTTAAAGGCCAATCTCACTGAACAAGAGCGGACATTTATTTTAGCCATGCTCACATCGGACCTTCGCCTGAGTCCGGGATCGAAGGCGACAGTTAAGAAAACTGCCGCCCTCCTAGCTCCATTATACGAGTTCTAAATACCCAAGTGCGCGGCGGTCATAACCTTGACCGACCGCTTCTTGTGTTCGTTGATAGCAAACAAAACCGTACCGTGCTGGCGACGATTAAATGTTGCAGCCACAGATTCATAAGACAGTCCGGGGAATTGTTCATGTATAAGATACATGGCCTCCTGCCTTGCTGCGCTTATATATCCGAGCCTAGATTTACCAAGCAAATCCTCCGGCCTGACATTATATCGGGCAGCGGTTTCGCTTATCAGTAAATTAATTTTATCTTTCATACCGCCCTACAATTTAAAAAATTCATTCATGGGAATTAGAACGCAAGGTTCCACATCCTCCCAATCTCCACGATCAGTCCGACCTTTAACTGCTAGGTCATCGGTCGTAAAGTTTTTATTAATGGGAAAATAATAAACCCCCTCAACCATGCTGACCGCTAGAATGCTGCGAATCCCAGCGGCCATGGCAAATTGTTTAGCTGCAACAATTTTGCTGAGGCTAATCATATACCCACCCATTGCATCAATTCGATTATATGAGTATTTCCTCACCTTTATTTCTATAAAGGCAACCACCTTGCCGTCACGCTCAGCCACATAATCAAATCGGTATTGGGTTGGCAGCTTAGTTAATTCACAGTTCCAATTCCTTTCGAGAATTTCTTTCACTGCAATTTCTGATCTTAGGTTTGCATCTGTTTCATAAGTCGGTCTCATGTCACCACCTAAAAATAATGATTATATAAATTAGCACAAGAAAAAATCCTAGCATTTCGCACCCCTATGAATCCTGATCTGCTGATGCACGGTCGCATGGTGTCGTCCAGTCATCCTGCCAATCGCCGCAAGGCTCCACTTACCAGTGTCATAGAGGGCCGTGTAGACCTCGGCCCTAACCTTGGCCAGCCTCATGCCCTTATGGCGGCTAGTGAACTCCTCACGGCTTACGCGAGCCGCTTGCAAGATAGGCTCGGCAATGGACCAAGCCTCCTTCCCGCAGGGCCTTCCATATTTATTGCTTCCCGTTAGCTTAACGATTCGGTCAGAGAGAATTTTATTCTCCGCCTCAAGCTGAGCCATTCTAATTTTTAATCTATAAATTTCTTCAGGCCTCATCTTCCACCCTCCGATAGCGAGCCATGTCGGCCTTGTATGTGACCATGATTTCCTTGGCATCATCATTGCGGGCAAGGATAGCGCCGTGTTCGTGCAAACTATTTATATATTCCAGCATACTATCTGTAACCTTTTTTCCCTCGGCATACCCCGCATCCCAGCCAGTTGCATCATCACCCAATTCACCCAGCAACTTGCCAAGATTAATTCGAGCCATACACAAAGCGCCAAGCATGAAGCCCAAGGCCCAAGCAATAATAGTGATAATCATTTCAGATGCTTCCCTTCTTCGATACATTCGCATACCCAATCAAGAGCAAACTCACTTCTGATCCAAGCCACAATCTTGGCCCGCTCGTCTTCTTGGCCAGCTTTGTAAATACCAAAAACCGTAGCGGCTTCGATAGTTTGCATGATGTTTTCGTTTATCATTTCAAATGCTCCCCTTCTTCGATGCGGTCAGCCTTATTGTCGTAAACCTCTACTCTTCGCAACCAAGCCACAATCTTGGCCCGCTCGTCGGCTGCGGCTTCTTTGCGGTCAGCCTCAATAACCGCGGCGCTTTCCCAACGCTCAGCGGTGCTGGCGCACCCGCAGATTTCTAATGATAAAATATACGCCTCTTTCATTTCAGATGCTCCCCCGCTTCGATCACAATCGCCGTTGCCAGCAAATGGCCCCAAACGATTCCATTTGGGTCATTTTCAACCCGGTCAGCCACCTTGCGGATGTGATCCACGATCTTGGCCCTCTCTTCCTGCACCGCACCAACCTCCAACATCTTTATGGACATTGCTTGTGCGCTGATTGCGTCCTCAAGGGCACACAATGCACCCTCAAGTTCGCTAATTCTTTCTTGCATTTGTTCTACGGTTTGAAATGTCATTATGCTTTCCTCAGTTCAGGGTGCTTGGAATAAACAACTTCCCACACATCATTCACATCCTCAGGATTAAATAGGCTCAGCGTTGCATTCATAAACGCTTCCTCCAAACGAATCTGGCGCTG